TGAATATAGGAAAAGCAAAAGAAAAATAATTATGGCTGTAGAAATTAGTAGGAGAGACTTGGTCTCCCAGCATATTGTCGATTTTCAATCTGAGACGAGGTTTCTCAAACTTCCAGTAGATCCATACCTGGATTTGCTCGGCGTAACACCTCTTCCGTCTCAAATGGCGATCATAAATGCGATAAATAATAACAAGTATCGCTTTGTCACTGCAGCAATATCGCGGCGTCAAGGCAAGACATATATCGCAAATATAATTGGACAATTAGTATCGTTAGTCCCTGGTTCACATATTCTAATAATGTCACCAAACTACGCCTTGTCTCAGATTTCTTTCGACTTACAACGACAACTTATTAAGCACTTTGACTTAGAAGTTGCAAAAGATAACGCAAAAGATAAAGTAATTGAGTTGACTAATGGGTCTACAATAAGAATGGGGTCTATTAATCAGGTCGATTCCTGTGTAGGTCGTTCATATGACCTCATTATTTTTGACGAAGCAGCTTTGGCAGACGGAAAAGAAGCTTTTAATGTCGCATTACGTCCTACTCTGGACAAGGATAACTCAAAAGCACTGTTTATTTCGACTCCACGAGGAAAAAATAACTGGTTTGCAGAGTTTTTTAACAGAGGGTTTACAGATGAATTTCCAGAATGGGCTTCGATACGAGCAACTTATAAGGATAATCCGCGCATGTCTGAAACTGATATCTCGGAAGCTCGAAAAAGTATGTCCGAAGCCGAGTTTCGTCAGGAATACGAAGCAGATTTCAATACCTACGAAGGACAAATTTGGAACTTTAATCACGAAGAATGCATTGAAAATCTGGAAGAACTCGACACCTCGAAAATGGATATATTTTCAGGCCTTGATGTGGGGTATCGCGATCCCACCGCTTTTTGCGTCATAGGATATGACTGGGATTCGGAAAAATATTATTTACTGGATGAATATTTAGATGCAGAAAAAACTACAGAACAGCATGCCGCAGAAATTCGCAGACTTGTGGAAAAGTGGAATATTGATTATATCTACATTGATTCGGCAGCTCAGCAAACTCGGTTTGACTTTGCTCAAAATTATGATATATCCACCATTAATGCCAAAAAGTCTGTTCTGGACGGCATCGCTCATGTGGCTGCTATTGTTGACAATAATAATCTTCTCGTAGACCAAAGATGTAAGGAAAGTTTAGCAGCACTCGATCAATATCAGTGGGACCCCAATCCGAATTTGGCACGAGAAAAACCAAAACATAACATGGCGTCACATATGGCCGATGCGTTACGATATGCAATGTATTCATTTGAGACGTCTTCTACTGGTTTCTGAAGGGACCACAGAAAAATAGTAGTTGACAATTTAGTTCCCTCACGATATAATTTCGTTAATAAAAAGTAGTAGATTTAAAGATGACAGAGCTAAAACGAGATCCCGTAAAGTATATTCGGGATAAGGCAAAAGCAAGATATGAAAAAGGAACAGAGTGCTATATCTGTGGAACTGATGCCGAACTCGACTTTCATCACTATTACAGCTTGAGTCCGTTACTTCAAAAGTGGGTCAAAGAGAAAGGCTACTTTATGGAGGACATTCGGAACTTTCGGGATGAGTTTATAAATGAGCATATTGAAGAACTGTACGAAGAAACTGTCACCATATGCCATGCGCACCACTTAAAATTACATTCTATTTACGGGCGAAACCCAACACTACATTCAGCGCCTAAACAAAAACGTTGGGTAGAGATTCAAAGAGGAAAGCATGGCTTGGTATAACTTCTGGAAAGATGAAAGTGTAGAGGAGAAATTAAATCCCGCACAGCCATACTTTGACCATAAGATTGAAGCTCCTCGTGAAAAGCACGTTAACTATGAGCGAGCTTACGAAGACTTAGAGATTGTAAATCGCGGCGTTAACATGATTGTTGACGACTGTGCAGAAATTGACGCAAAAGTCGGTGGACAACTAAATATAACAAGTGTTGTCAAGAATATTAAAAGATCGCGTGTTAATCTTTTATTGAATAAAGAACCGAATCTTTTTCAAGATATTAGCACCTTTCGACGTAATTTAATTACTGATTACTTACTTGATGGAAATATTTTTATTTATTTTGATGGAGTACATCTCTATCATCTCCCAGCAAGTAAAATGCACATTCATGCAAGTGAAACTACTTATATTGAGAAGTTTACTTATAATGAAACAATTAATTACTCTCCGAATGAGATTATTCATGTAAAAGAAAATTCTTTTTACTCAATCTATCGAGGAGTATCAAGATTAAAGCCTGCACTTCGTACTATGGTTCTTATGAAAAATATGCGAGAGTTTCAGGATAACTTTTTTAAGAACGGAGCAGTTCCAGGTCTTGTACTCAAATCACCAAATACTCTTTCAGAGAAAATTAAAGAGCGAATGATTCAGTCTTGGACTGCACGGTATCGACCAGATGCAGGGGGTCGTAGACCTCTTATTCTCGACGGCGGAATTGAAGTGGATAGTATTTCAAATGTCAACTTTAAAGAGCTTGACTTTCAATCCGCAATTACAGAAAACGAAAAAATTATTTTGAAGTCGCTGGGTATTCCGCCGATTCTTTTAGATTCTGGAAACAATGCGAACCTTCGACCAAATATGAGACTTTACTACTTGGAGACAATTCTTCCAATAGTAAGAAAACTAAATTTTGCTTTAGAAAGGTTTTTTGGGTTTGAAATTATCGAAGATGCCACCAATATTCCTGCGCTACAGCCGGAGTTAAGAGACCAAGCACAGTACTACTCTGCTCTAGTGAATACAGGAATTATTACCCCAAATGAAGCAAGAGAAGCAATTAATTTTGCCCCCATTGAAGGATTCGACGATCTGCGAGTACCTGCAAATATTGCAGGAAGTGCGGTAAATCCAGATGAAGGTGGTAGGCCCACAGAAGAAGGAGAAGATAATGGCTAGAGCACGGGCTCGAATGGCAGTGTTGCAAGATATTGCAATGCATATGCTTGAAGTAGGTCATGTAATGACTAGACATGAATGGGAAAAAGATTCAAATGTTCCAGTTAGAATCGGACTTATTTTTAATCTTTTTGGTAACTGGCCTCGAATGGTAGGCATTCTTGAAAATGAAATGCCTGATGCTTGGAAGCAGATTAATGCTCCCAAGCAAGCTCCGAAGCCAAAAACTGACCCAAAGCCTAAGGCGGCCCCTAAAAAGGACCCACTTGAAGCTTTGAGCAAGGCTGCTCCGGCAGACACTAAGAGTGAAGACTGATGGAAAAGATTTTTAATCTTACCTCCACCTTTAAAGCACTAGATGAGGACGATGGAAGCGTTCATATCTGCGGTATGGCAAGTACACATGATGAGGATCGTGCAAATGATGTTATTATGGCAGAAGCTTGGACAAAAGGTGGACTTCGCAATTTTGAAAAGAACCCTATTATTCTTTTCAATCATGATTATAATAAGCCTATTGGTAGAGCCACAGGACTTAAAGTCACTGATAATGGACTTGAACTAAAGGCAAAAATTTCTAAATCTGCGCCAGATTCTGTGGCACAGTTAGTAAAAGAAGGCATTCTTGGAGCTTTTTCTGTTGGTTTCCGAGTCAAGGATGCTGATTACCTAGCGGAAACTGACGGTTTAAAGATTAAGGATGCTGAGTTGTTTGAAGTATCGGTTGTATCGGTACCTTGCAATCAAGCAGCAACTTTTTCTCTGGCGAAGTCATTTGACTCTATGGAAGAGTATAATGAGTTCAAGAAAACTTTCACCAATCGTGTAGATCTAGCCGGTCAGTCTCTGGCTAAGGACGAAAAATCATCGTTAGCTAGTGACACACCGGACGAAGCGGAAAAATCCGCGAGAGAGGAGATCAAAATGTCGGAAGAAGTAAAAACTCCCGAAATCGACTTGGAAGCTTTTGCGAAGAAAGTAGCAGAGGAGACTGCTGCTAAGATCGCAATGAAGCAAGCTGAGTCAAAGGCTGCCGAAGAAAAGGCAGCTCAAGAAGCAGAAGAGAAGGCGGCCGCTGAAGCTGCTGAGAAAGCTGCTCAAGAAGAAGAAGTCAAGGCTGCTGTAAGCGTTGGTGTTGAGTCAGGTGCTGAGCGCCTGATGGCTGACATCGAAGCTAAGCTGTCTGAGAAAGATGCTAAGATCGACGAAGTAATTCTGTCGTATCAGAAGCAACTGGAAGAGAAGAGCGAAGAAATCACCAAGATGCGTGAGTCTAAGCGTGTATTCTCTGATCGTTCAGAAGGCGACACCATTTCTAAGTGGGGCAAAGAGTTCATGCACGCTCACCTGCTGGGTGTAATGACTGGTAAAGGCATGGAAGGCACTTCTTATGGTCGCGGTATTATTGAGAAAGCTGGTGTAACTTATTCATCTTCTGCTCCTAACATCGCTACTGAAGTATCTAGCCAAATTGAAAAGGAAATCATGCGTGAACTGCGACTGGCTCGTGCGTTCCGTGAAATCCAGATCAACTCACAGGCTCAAGTACTGCCCATCCAACAGGATACAGGTCTGGCTACGTTCCAGACTGGTGCAGCTACTGCAGGTAACTTGCAGACTCGAGGCGGCGCTGCTCCTCAGCCTGCTCAGGTAGTTCTGAAGGCTTACCGATTGATTTCAACCACGTTGATGGATAACCACGTTGACGAGGAAATCCTGATCAATCTGATGCCTATGCTCGTA